TCTGGACGATGACGCACAGCTTGAGAAGATTTGGAAGTCTGAATACACTCTCAAGGAGTTCCTGGATCCCAAGAACTATAAGACTTATGATGACCTGAAGAAGCGTCTTGATGAGGTGCTTGGTAGTGGTGTTACCGCTGTCAATGACCAGATCACTGATTCAGTGACTCAGAAGCCTTCGTTTGAGGCATCAAAGCCGCGCAAGTCTGTTGAAGATACTGCACCGTTTGACACAGACGATGAGGACTTGGACTATTTCAAGTCACTTGCTGACTAAAAATGAAGGGGAGAGTTTCGGCTCTCCCTTTTTTTATGTATCTGTGTTTCTTGAACCATACGAGAAGTGATCAGAAAATCTACTATTTCTAAATGCTCTTTGTAGAGATGGAGAAGGCTGCACAGTTGTTTCGTGTAATAAATTTGGAACATTTTTACTTGATGATTGTCTCATTGTATAATGATTTGTTTGCTGCATACCTTTATCATTTTTATCACCAGTTTCTTTAGCCTGTTTCTTGTATGAAGATTCAACATCCATCTGCCCATCTTTGATATTCACTTCTTCATTTTTGTTGAAGTTTGCTATAGGTTTTGTTTCACCAGTCTTTGGATCAGTCTGAGCAATAGTGTACTTCTCATTGACCATATTAGGCTCAACATCGGTTGATCTAGTACCACCAAGAGCCATGTTTGTTTTAGCTTGACCGATGGGTTCTATTTGTGTATCTATTGTTGGAGCAGTTTGTGTTTGTGATTCTGTGCCAGGTAAAGATTGTGTAGCAGTAGTCTCTACACCCGGTCTTGGACCATATGCTGCTTCAGCATATAGTGCAATATCTTGTCTTGTTTTACCAAATCTCTCTGTTACACCTGTCATCAATCTTCTACCTGCATCAGAGTTTGGATCTATACCAAGTTTTCTTACGCCGGCTTCTGTCATGCCACCTGCAACAGAACCCACACCATGAGGAGCAACATGAGTAGATACACCAGTTTCTGGATTTACACCAGCTGATCTATCAATGTGCATAAAGTCATATTGAGCGCCTTTAGCACTAAACAGTTGTCCTTGTCTTATACCCCAACCCTGATATCTTTCATCACCTCTGTTTGCAAGAAACATTCTAGCAAGTTCTGCATTCTGTCCAAATTCATGATATAGAGCAAAACCTTCCGGATCAATACCACCGTGTCCTGGAATGTTAGGATAGTTGCCATATGGACCACTTTTGGCACCAGGCATACCTTTTTCTATTTTTTGCCCAGTGTTAGGATCAACATCATATATCGCAACATCAAGTGCTTCTTTGAAGTTGAGACCATGTCTACTTTTTTCTAGTTTTGGATCTGTTCTTACACCAGAAATAGGACCATATATCTCAACTTTCTTTGGTGCACCTTTTGCTGTCATGTCTGCTTCAAGCTTTATGGCAGCCATCATTGCTGTTCTTAGCGTTTCTTGATCTAGATCCTCTATTCTTGCACCTTGAGGGTTACGCGCTTTCCAAAATTCTAGTGGGTCCTGATTTATCGCTTCAGACACATTCATTGCAGATTGTTGAGCATCTTGCACAACTGTAGTAGTGACAACATCGGCGGTTGCTCTTGGATGTCTCTGTGCAATCTCATTTACTTTTGCAACACCAGTTTTCATTAGAGCATATTCAAGCTGCTTCTTTTGATCTTCTGTTGCAGTGTTATAATATTCTTGAATTCTCGGATCAAGCTGTGTGAAGATTGCAGGATCAAAAGATTGTGTTTGTGGTACAACTGTTGCTGTACCATCACTTCCTATTTGTTCAATGCCAACGTCAGATCCCTGAGGAGCTTCTCCTGTTATAGGTTCTGTACCTGGTAAAGCAGTTTCAACGTTACCTGATTGTGTCTCTAAATGATCTTGTCTTGCTGTTTGTAGTGCAGATTCAACTTCTTTTATGGAATGAGCAGCACGATTTCCGCTACCATAAGCACTCGCTCCAGCGGGTCGAAAGTTACCTTCTACTGTCATATCAATAGGTACAGGAATGCTTGCAAATTCAAGTGCTAGTGCTTTTTGCGCCGCTAATAAATCATCACTTTCGCCTCTGATGTATCTACCTACGGCAGGTCTTTTTTCCATGATTAGATAAAGACCCATCTTTTCTTGGATTTCAGGTGTTAGTTTATCTGTCGGTTTCAAACCTAAAAAGTCTACGGCGCCCTTGAATGTAGAAGGTATAAGTTGATATTTACCTACAGCAAATAGTCTTTTTGGATTTCTTGGATCATTTATGCTCTGAAATTTCATAATTTCAGCAACAGTCATATCAGGTATAGATTTACCATCTCTAACAGTATTATGCGTAGAACCCATAATACGTCCATCTAAAGTTCCTCTATTACTACTGTTATATCCACCTTCACCAGATGCAATCAAACCTAAAAGCTTTTGCTGACCACTACTCATCTTCAAATCATTTCTTTCAGAAGATGAAATACCGGCACTGTCCAATATTTCTTGTATCAAAGCAGGCACTACAGGACCAGTCGGTGCAGGAGTAGCACCACCTGTGCTGGGCGCAGTACCAGTATCACCACCACCGCCTGTATATCCAGCACCTGTCATACCAGCAGACATGGAAGCACCGCCACCACCAGTTGGTATGAACTTCTTGTAATAATCAGGAAACAATGCTGCGATTTCAGTTGGACTCAGATTACCAAATATCTCAGATCCTACAGGCGATTTAGCAAGCGTCACTCTATCACGAACAGGTATTTTAGATAACTTTCTGAAGTCTACTGTTAGGTTTCCAAATGCCATTTCTTATCTCTTTATCCTAGATTGAGTTTGAGCAATAATCTCTGCTTCTCGTCTCTCTTGTTCTTTTTCTTTGATATAGTTTGCAAGCAAAGCAACATATATCGCTTTTTCCCATGGTATCATATTTTCTAGTTCTGCTAGGCTGTACTTGTGATGTTGCATCAATCCAAAGTTTGTCTTGAAGTGATTCATCAAGTTGTCATAGCCTAGCATCAGGTAAAAAAACTTGTAAAGTCTGTATACTCCAGCTTATGATGAAACCCACACTTTGGGCACTTACCTTCTGCAAGAATGACGAACGATGGGAAATTGTCAACGAACTGCTCTAGCTTCTTGTACTGCTCTTCCGTAAACGTCTCAATATACTTTTCCAGTTCTTCCCTGCTATAGTCTTTGGATGATAGAACTTTAGTTCCATCAATGATCTGGTCTATGGATGCAGCCATGATCTTGATCTTTTTAGACATAGCATCTTCGTTTTCCATAAAACGCTTCATGACTTCATAGCCTGGATACTTCATCTTGATTGTGACTTTTTCAGTCAGCTTAATCGTAGACGATACTTCCTGCTTTTGCTTCACTTCACACTTGCCAATATCAATATTAACAGGGAACTTTGCACCACACTTATCACCGTTAGTAAACATATTACAAATAAAGTTTACAGTAACAGTTTCACCTACAGATTTTGCTCTCAATGCTATGAACAGATAGTCCACATCAAAAAATGGCAACTTGTCTATGTTTACATCACCATCAACCAAACAATTGCTGATAATCTGCTTTGTTGTCTGTATGATACTGTTTTGGTCTTTTGATTCGACTGCAATCAATAAAAGCTTTTCTTCCTTAACAAGAAACGGGCGAACTCGTACGGACTTCTTGCTGGATGGTAGCTGCAATTCATATATTGGCACATCAATCTTTGGTAAAGTCATATTATACTCCTAATAAATTTAAAAACCGCCACCGCCACCGCCGCCGAATCCTCCACCAGCAGATCCACCACCTCCAGATCCTGTTTCAGGCAATACAGCAGGTGCAGTGGCAGCTGGTGGACTTTGACCAGGTAGACCTTGAACTTCAGAACCCTTGACAAAAGTATCTCTAAATGTTCCTGGTACAGCGTCTCTATTGTCTCTTGTCCACTTGGTATATGTAAATGATACGGATAAACGTTGAAACTGATCATCTGCCCATGTTACAGGCTGTGGATTGATAATAACTGGATACGCATCATGAACTGTCCATTTATATACTGACTTGGGTGCTGTTGGTCCGCCGCCACTGTCAGCACCGCCACCACCAGTTCCACCTCGTTCGGCGTGTGTAGCCAACTGAAATATTTCAATCTTACCTCTGTAGGAGTCACGATAATTGAAGTCCCATAGATTTGTTGGATTGATTATTTCCATCCAATCATCAAAAAATTGTCTTTCAAGAGATTCGGTACGACATAGAAATGTAATTGTCATGTCTTCGTATTGAGACTGAAATGGCAGCTTGAAATTTGGTCCATAATAGCGAATGTCAATACTCATGAATGCTCTACCAGGCATTTCTGCTGAATCAGACAAATATGTAAATTGATTTAAAAAGCTGCCATAACCAAGAGACAGAAGCAGATTGCCCACAGGTGTTATTCGGATTGCATATTTTGCTGATTTGACTAATCCACCATAAGCTGATGAATATCCCTTCACATCAACCATTGTCAAGTTTTCTGGTGGATTATTGATATTAAAAGTGGCCATTTAAGTTTTAACCTTTTGTTACAAATACTTCTAAAGGCAATTGAATGACACGATCCCATTCTGTTGCTGGAATTTCAACGAATTTACTGCGAACGTGTGAATATAGGTATCTCTTGATACACGGTCTGGCCAAGCTATTCAGCTTTTTTGTACTCGCTATGAGATCATATGTCAATCTCAAGCGTGATTTTTCAGTCAGGTTTTTAGCTGTAGCATATGATGTAAGACGATTCAAAAGTGCTTGACGTTCAGCTGGAGATAGATAATGTACATTTAGACCAAGAAATCCATCATTATAACGCTCAATTGGAAATACCAGTGGATATTTGTCCCATCTCGGTAGCGTGTCTTTTGTTTTTGCATCATAGCTGAAGAAATACATCTTGCCTATGATGGTTGTACCAGACTGCTGTTGAGTGGCGTTTATGAGATTTCTACGAATAGAAGCTGCGGATCTGGCCTTGCCTAGAAGCCAGTCAAATAGTTCTCTAGAAGTATATGTTTGCATTTTTTCCATAGAACTATTTATTTCACTTGACAAATGCTTGACATAGCTGTATTATGGCTATGCCAGCGATGATAAGCACTACTGTTATATACCTAATTCATCTTCTGTAATCAAACGAAATGTCCAACCTCTATCAAGACAGTATTCAGTGGCTGATTTCCACTTGGCGTTATTCTTGCCCCATGTCATTACCTCAGTGATATATTGCTTAGTCACTCGCTTTTTCTTCTTAGGTTCTTTAGTTTCTTTCTTAGGCTTTACTTCCCATAGCATAGTCTGAATACTTCCATCTTTCATTCTTGCTTTAACAAGAAAGTCTGGAAAATATCTGTGACGCTTATTGTCTGTTGGGCATATGTAAGGTATAGCAATTTCCTCACTGCTCCATTCCAAAACAGCGTTATTCTCATCCAGATACTTCATTACTTTCCGTTCCCATCCAGAGCGATAAATAATGTTTGTTGGATCCCCTTTGTATTTTTGAGGGTTCTTTGGTGAGAAGCGACCTTTGTATGTTTTCATATAAATATATAGAAAACATCAGAGGCATTCACAAAACATGGTATTACCACTATTTCCAATAATCGCTGGCGGTGCATTTTTATTGTCCCAATTTGGTGATGATATTGTTGACGCGGTCACCGACAATGACGATAATACTCTATCACAAAAGAAATATGACTTCGACTATCTGGTATTTCCAAATGATCTTGGCATGGATTATCTTGGTCACTATATGGTCATTAATATCAATGTGCCTGTAAATCTAGCTGGACAGTTGAGAGGTTCTAGTACCATAACAAATCAATATGGTGAAGTATTAGACGAATTCTCAAAAGTTGATGTTCTAAGATTTGGTCAGGTAAACTCTGGTGATGCTAACAGTGGTACCGGTCTACCCCGTAGAACACGCCGTATTACCAAGTCAATTGCTTTGTATATGCCAGGATCTCAGATGATCTATAATGGTAAAAATGCGTATGAGGAAATCAGCTTGACTGCTCTTGGTGGTCAAGCACTTGCTGGTATCATACCTACTGTTGTTGGTACTTTATTTGGTCTTAAAGCAGGTAGTGTAGCTACTGCTGTTGACGCTGCTTCTGGCGCATCGTCTATTGTTGATGGTGCGGGGCGTGTTATAAGTCAAGGTGCCACTCTAGCTGGTTATCCTATCAATCCAAGAGTAGAAGTACTATTCTCTTCTACGGCATTGAGAGACTTTCAGTTTGAATTTCTTATGATACCTAGAAATGCTGAAGAAGCTGAATCAATCAGACGCATTGTTCGTACCCTTCGATTCTTTGCTGCACCTGAAATTGATCCTGGCGCTTTGACATTTGGTTCTGTATATGTGCCACCAGCGGAATTTGATATAACTTTCTATCATCGCGGTGTAGAAAATCGCAAAATACCTAGAATTAATACCTGTGTCTTGTTGGAATGCGAAGTTGACTACGCACCAAATCTAGGTGTTTGGCAGACATATAGAGACAGCAATCCACTGGCCACAAGACTAAGATTGGTATTTAAAGAAGTTGAAGTTGTTCATAAGCTTCGTGTTCTGCAAGGATTTTAATACATGGCAAACTTTATGCAGTTATTTCCAAGAATACCCTATGATATTGACAAGACTGATTTATCAGATTATCAGATCGTCACAAATATAACATTCAGAGTTGGTATATTACGAGAAGTCCTGGTAAATGCGTCATCATATTATTTTTATACGGTAAAAGATGGTGAAACACCTGAAATTCTTGCTGAGAATATCTATAACAATCCAGAAGCTTATTGGATCATATTATACGCCAACGATATCTACGATCCGCAATATGATTGGCCTATGAGTACCAGAGCATTCAAGAACTATATTATAAACAAATATCGATCTCAAGCTGCTGCTAGTCTAAGTCTATCTGAAACTGCTATAACAGATACTCAGATCCTGTCCTGGACACAAGATACAACCAACGACGATTCTGTCCATCACTATGAAAAGCAGATCATTCGTTATAATGCAACAGATGATGTTACCATGGAAATCAATCTGGAAGTAAATGGTACAAATGTTGCTTCATCTCTAAATAGTACGTTGGAAAATATTCCTTATGACTTCTACACCAGCGCCAATACCTCTGATCCTCGCGCATTGGAATTTGCAGGTTCTTATGAGACGTTCAATATTAATGGAAAAACAATAAATCAGACAATCAGAGGCGCTGCTATCACATACTATGATTATGAAAATGAATTGAATGAAAAGAAGCGTAGAATAAAAGTCATCAAGAAAGAATATTATCCACAAATAATTACCGAATTCAATCGTCTTACAAATACCAATCAACCATTCTTAAGAAGACTTAGCTAATGGATAATAGTGCCTACAATACGGACTACCTTAGTACGGTAGAAGTGGAATTTGACTCTTCAATAGGCGAAGAAAACTTGCAGGAATTTGGTGTGAGAGAACTTACACTATCAGAAAGTTTGCTTACACCTGGTCTATCAACATCTATTCTAGTTGATGCTTATGCTCATACAGTGAGAAACTATGACAGATTCAAGAATACTGAAGTTAAAGTCAAAATAACAAGACCTATTCTTGAAAGATATGGTTATAAGTCTGTAATGGAATTTACAAATACAATATATCGTATTCAAGATAGGAAACTTTTCAACAACAATATTGAGCGCCTGACAATTCAAGCATTACACGATACTCAGCTTGAAGATGCTAGAAGACTGATGAGTTTTCCTTGGACATGCACAACACCATCAACTATTGTCAATCAAGTATTGACTGGTTGCTTAGGTTCAAGAAACAATAATGTTGAACCTTCTTTTCCTGCAAGAGATTATACCGCTGAGAATATCCATCCATTTCAGGTTATATCACAACAAGCTGATGTAGCTTTGGCTGGAGCGAACGATCCGTCTTTTCTACACTTCATGACATATGAGAATGACTG